GATAATTATAAATCTCATGTTAATGATGTTTATAAGCTAAAGAAAACATCAGCTGGCGGTGAAAAGATTATTCAAAAAGATGATCAATTTAATCCACCTGAAGATTTAGAAGGCGATTTTAGTAAACTAGAAAGAGTTGTTGAAGCTTTATTTGAAGGTGTTTATGTTTTAGGTGCTAATAAATTGTTAAGATGGAGAATGGTTCCTAATATGATGAGGTCAGATTCTGATTTTAGTAAAGTTAAAATGAGTTATCAAATAGTAGCTCCAAGAGTTTATGAAGGTAGAATAGAATCACTAGTAGGTAGAATAACTGGTTTTGCAGACATGATACAGTTAACTCATTTAAAATTACAACAAGTAATGTCTAGAATGGTACCTGATGGTGTTTATTTAGATGCAGATGGTTTAGCTGAAATAGATCTTGGTAATGGAACAAATTATAATCCGCAAGAAGCTTTAAATATGTTCTTCCAAACTGGTAGTGTTATTGGTAGAAGTTTTACATCAGATGGAGATCCAAATCCTGGTAAAGTACCAATACAACAAATAAACAACGGGGTTAATGGCGGTAAAATGCAAGCTTTAATACAGACATATAATTATTACATGCAAATGATAAGAGATGTGACTGGACTTAATGAAGCTAGAGATGGTAGTACGCCAGATAAAAATGCCTTAGTTGGTGTACAAAAGTTAGCTGCTGCAAACTCTAACACAGCAACTAGACATATACTACAATCAATGCTTTATTTAACGGCTGAATCAGCAGAGTGTTTATCACTTAGAATATCTGATATAATAGAGTATTCTCCAACAAGAGATGCTTTTATAAGAGCTATTGGTGCTCACAATGTTGCTACATTATCTGAAATGGCAGAATTACATTTATATGATTTTGGTATATTTATAGAGTTACTTCCAGATGAAGAAGAAAAAGCTATATTAGAGAATAATATACAAATGGCCTTAGCTCAAAAACTTATAGATTTAGATGATGCTATTGATATAAGAGACACTAGAAACGTAAAGCTAGCTAATCAACTTTTAAAAATAAAAAGAAAAAAGAAATTAGAGCGTGATCAAATAATACAACAACAAAACATACAAGCTCAATCGCAAGCTAATACTGCTGCAGCACAAGAAGCAGCTAAAATAAAAATGGAGCAAGATAACGCTATGTATGAAAATCAAGTTGGTTTAGAGAAAACAAAAAGTTCTCTTAAAATGAGGTATTTAGAACAAGAAGCTAGAGTTAAGAAAGAATTAATGATGTTAGAGTTTGAGTTAAATACTGACGTTAAAAAAGAAGAAAGAGAGATAGCTTCGAGACTAGAATCTATTAGAGAAGATAGAAAAGATCAAAGAATAAACATGCAAGCTGATAGGCAATCACAGATGATAGAGCAAAGAAAAGGGGGTGAATCACTTAAGAAATTTGAATCATCAGGTAATGATATACTTACAGGAGGTGCAAATTTAGAAAGATTTGAATCTTAATATTTAATATTTTATAAAATTTTATTATGGCAGAAGAAACAAAAAAAGTCGAAGAGACTAAAAACAAAAAAGACAACGTTACAAAGGTTAAAATAAAAAAACCAGTAGATGACGTTATAAAGGTGAATATAGACAAACCTATTAACAAAGAAGAGGTTGAAGAAAAACCTGTTGAAGAAGAAGTAGTTGTGGTCAACGCTGAACCAAAACAGGAAGTTAAAGAAGAAGTTGAAGAGGTTAAAGAAGAAACACCGGTTGTACAGGAAGTTACTGAAGAAGAAGAAGAAGTAGCACAAGTAGAACAAGAAGTTGAAGAAGCAATTACTGAAGCTGAACAAACAGGAAAACCTTTACCTGAGAAAATAGAAAAGCTAATCAACTTTATGGAAGAAACAGGTGGAGATCTATCTGATTATGTTAATCTAAATAGAGATATATCCAATATGGATGATGCTGATATTCTAGATGAGTATTATAGAACAACAAAATCTCATTTATCTCCAGAAGAAAGAAACTTTATATTAGAAGAAAAATTTAGTTATGATGAAGAAGTTGATGAAGCTAAAGATATAAAGAGAAAAAAGATAGCCCTCAAAGAGCAAGTTGCCGAGGCTAGAGCCCACTTAGACAGGCAAAAGTCTAAATACTATGAAGAAATTAAAGCTGGAAGTAGACTTACAAAAGAACAACAGAAAGCTATTAATTTTTTTAATAGATACAATAAAGATCAAGAAAGTCAGAAAAAGTTAACTGAAAAAAGTCAAAGAACATTTTTAAATAAAACTAAAACGCTTTTCAATGAAAATTTCAAAGGTTTTGATTATCAAGTTGGAGACAAAAAATTTAGAGTTAATGTTAAAGATGTTGACAAAGTAAGGGAAACACAGAGTAACATAGATAATTTTATTAACAAGTTTGCTAGTAAAGATAAATCAACTATTGATGATGCTGCTGGTTACCACAAATCTTTATTTACAGCTATGAATGCTGATACTATTGCTAAACATTTTTACGAGCAAGGTAAAGCAGATGCTATTAAAGATAAAATTGCTAAAGACAAAAACATTAATATTGAACCTAGACAAACACACGGCGAGGTTAATACTGGTGGTGTTAAGTACAGGGTTTTAGGTGAGTCTTCTTCTGATATAAAAAATAGATCTTTTAAGTTTAGGAAAAAAAGTTAAAATTTAAAAAGAATATATTATGGCAATTACTGCGGGAAGTAATTTAAATAGTACGCCAAACGCAACTAAAGCGACTTTGAGCACAAACTATTTAGATTTAGCGTCTTCAGCTGGACAAGGCTGGGCGCAACAATATGTACCTGACTTAATGGAACAAGAAGCTGAGGTTTTCGGTCCACGAACAATCTCTGGTTTCCTTTCACAAGTTGGTGCAGAAGAATCAATGACTGCTGATCAAGTTGTTTGGTCAGAACAAGGAAGATTACATTTATCTTATACTGGACACATAACTAACGCGACTCAACAAGCTGATAACAGTAATGAAGAGGGTGGTACTATTCAAATCGACTCTGATATTGATGGTAACGCAATCTCAACATCAGGTATTGATCACGGTGTTAGAGTTAATGATATGGTATTAATAGCAGATGCTAGTACAACTGCACAAGGTATCGTTACTGCTGTTGATGAAGATGATATTAATATCGCTCTTTACAATGCTGGTAACTCAACTGCAACTTTAGCAAACGCTGGTTTAGCTGCTGATGCGACAGAAGATTCTTGTACTATATTAGTTTATGGATCTGAGTTTAAAAAAGGTGATAACTACAACGGTAACACATCTAGACAATCTAACGAACCACAATTCAAGTCTTTTCAAAACAAACCAATTATAATGAAAGACTACTACGAGGTTTCTGGTTCAGATGCTTCTAGAGTTGGTTGGGTTGAAGTTTCAAATGAAATGGGTGAATCTGGTTACTTATGGTATTTAAAAGCTGAAGCTGATACTAGAGCTAGATTCGTTGATTACATTGAAATGGCAATGTTAGAATCTATTAAAACTACAGCTGCTAACTCTAAAGTAGATGCATTTTTAGGAACTGACGGTACTACACTTACTGGTACTGAAGGCTTATTTGCTGCTATTGAAGATAGAGGTAATATTACTACTGGTGTAACTGGTGTTAATGCTGCTACTGATTTAGCTGAGTTTGATGCTATATTAGCTGAGTTTGACAAGCAAGGTGCTATTGAAGAATACATGATGTTTGTAAACAGATCTACTAGTTTAGCTATCGATGATATGCTTGCTTCTATGAATTCTTACGGAGCTGGAGGTACTTCTTATGGAGTATTCGACAACGACGAAGACATGGCTTTAAATTTAGGTTTCTCAGGATTCAGAAGAGGTTCTTACGACTTCTACAAATCTGACTTTAGATACTTAAATGATAAAGCAACTAGAGGTGGTATTAACGCTAGAGATACTGTTAACGCTATAAGAGGTGTTATGATACCAGCTGGTATGTCTTCTGTTTATGATCAAGTTGTAGGTCAAAGTATTAAAAGACCTTTCTTACATGTTAGATATAGAGCTTCACAAACTGATGATCGAAGAATGAAATCTTGGGTTACTGGTTCAGTTGGAGCTGCTACATCAGCGCTTGATGCAATGCAGATTCACTTTTTAACTGAAAGATGTTTAGTTACTCAAGGTGCTAACAACTTTATGTTAATGAAGTAAGACTATTTATTTTATAAGGGCGGTCTAGTATCGCCCTTATATTTTTTATTAATTATATTATATATTATATTATGGCAAAAAAGAAAAAACAAACTAAGGTTGAAGAACCTATAGTTGAAGAAACAGTTGCTGTTGAAGAACAGCCGGTTGTAAAAGAACAACCTAAGGTTGAAGCTCCTAAACAAAAAGCTAAACCAACAAATACTTGGGAGATAAAAGATAGGGTTTATTATTTAAAAAATGGTAAAAGACCTTTATCATATATGCTTAAATCTGCAGGTATATTTTATTTTGATGAAAAAGAAGGGTTTGAAAGAGAGCTTAAGTACTGTGAAAATCAAAGAACTTCATTTGTTGATGAAATGAAAGGAGATCAAAGATTATCTCATATTGTTTTTAGATCAGGTGCATTATTTGTTCCTAAAAACAAAACTGTTTTACAAAAATTATTATCATTATATCATCCGCACAAAGATAAAGTTTACTATGAATGGCAACCAGAGATCAGGGCTGCAGATGAAATAGAGATATTAGAAATGGAAGCTGATGCAATATTATTAGCTAGAGAAATGGATATAGATATGGCTGAAGCTATAATGAGAGTAGAAAAGGGATCTGAAGTTTCTAAAATGAGTTCTAAAGAACTTAAAAGAGATTTATTATTATTTGCTAAAGAAAATCCTTATTTATTCTTAGAGTTAGCCTCTGATGATAATGTTCAACTTAGAAACTTTGGTATTAAAGCTACTGAGTTAGGAATAATAAGTTTATCTCACGATCAAAGATACTTTATGTGGTCATCTACAAATAGAAAAATAATGACCGTTCCTTTTGATGAGCATCCATATACAGCATTAGCTCATTGGTTTAAAACCGATGAAGGCATGGAGATATATGCAAATATAGAAAAAAGATTAAACTAATATCTTTTGACTAATACTAATAGCCACTCATTTTGGGTGGCTATTTTTATTTAGGGCTA